AAAGGTATGGCACATATCACTGGTGGAGGTCTACCAGAAAATTTACCAAGATGTATACCTAAAGGATTGAATGTAAAACTAAATTATAATTCTTGGCAATTACCTGAGATTTTTCAAAAGGTTATGTTAGCAGGTGAGATACCACAAGAAGAGATGATAAATGTATTTAATCTTGGTATTGGTTATTGTATTGTAACATCTCCTAATAATGAAGAGAATATTCACAACATTATTGAAGATTTAGGATTTAGGTCTTGGACAATTGGA